GGGTATAGGGGCCGTAGGTTTGCTTGTCGCCATTTGGATAATAGCGAGAAGAGAAGGTCGCAGTCACTTCGCCTTGGTTGCGTTCGTCGGGGATCATCTCGTTGATATACAAGATGTTGTCGCCTTGTCCAATCTGCACTGGCCCTGTCTCAGCGAACACGGTTTCCGTTCCGTGGTTCATACCGATCTCGTGGTCGTAGATGTAACCGTCGTCCGTCACCATCAACGGGTTGGCGAACACGCCACGGTCAATCCCTGCGGAGCGACCGAGAGTGCCGATTGACCAGTTGTTCTGGGCGTAGTTCCAAATCACATAGCGGTTATTTTCGTTGCTCGAAGCGGATGGATAGAAGAACCATACCTCGTCGAACTGCGAATTGTTGACTGCATACGCCTTGCTGATCTGCGCTTGGTTGATGTCGGAGAATACATAGTCTGACACTTCGCAAGGCACAGCCTTGACGTAGCCGTCATACATATAGAAGCCACGCGAACCCATCCAGACCGCGAAGTTATCTTGCACGGCAATCGCATTCGGCCCTGCAAGACCGCAAGCACGACCCGCAAACTCGGCTGTGTAGACGAATGGCTGGCCAACATACGAAACGATGTGCGCGTCAATGTCCGTGAGAACAAGGACTTGACCACGAACACGCTTGGCTGTGATAATCTTGCCGCCCGTCTGTAGTTCTAGGCTACCTGCAAGGTTCGTGGATGCTGCTGTCCAGACGGTATTGTCTTCGAGATCAGACCATGCAATCTTACGTGGATTGCCCGACGCACCGAGCGCAAACATCGAACGTTCGTTCGTAACGAGAACGCCCGTGTTAGATGTTGGCGCATTCGTTACGGCAGCCGCTTTTGTCGGCGTTGCAGTATCTAACTGCCACTCATAAATCTTGCCGTCATAGTTTGAGCAGCCAACAAGATATTCGCCCCATGTGTCGAGCGTCCATGTCGTTGCAGGAGTTACGACACCAACGTCAGGACGTGGCGTGCCGTAATACCCGGCGCTGTAAAGGCCGACACCAAAGCCACCTCCGACAGACGCATTCGGGTTGCCGGGAACAAAGCCGACAGGCGTAATGTCCACGATCACACTCGACTGTGTAATGGCATAGAGTTTGGAATGCGTGCCTACACCAATGAAACGAGTGCTGTTGTTAGACCGCCATGCAATCATGCCACGGGCTTTGCCGGTGAGGGCAGTCGTGGTTCGCGCCTGCCACCCGCCGACAGGACGCATCATCCCCTCAACCCAGCGCACAAGGTTAACGTCGTACCACCGGCCAGAACTGTCAAGTTCGGTTCCGTTACGGTAAACGCCGGGTGGTATACTGAGTGGGATAAGCGCCATGTCTACTCGTCATTCGTTACGGGATTGATAGGCGAATTAGTCTTTCGGTGTAAAAGCGCGATGCGCGATTAGTCCGCCGCCTAAGATCATCCCGATAGCTTCACCAGCCTGCGTGATTTGAATACCAAGTTTCGGCGCGCCAGCGAGTGCAACAATCGTGCCAACACCGACATAGGTGCTTGGCTCTGTACCACGGGCCTTAATCCATTTAAGAACTTTTTTCATAACAATCTCCTATAGATTATTTTGGATCAGGATAACTTACATTCGGTAACTGCCAATGAGGGCCGTCTTTAAACGAAGTCCAGTCGCCGCCCCATTCAACCTTAACAAGTTCCAACTTCGCCGCAGTCTTAATTACTTCCGCGAGTTGGTCATAGAGTGGCCAATCCCAACGAACTTGCCCACCTACATACGGCGCAATATCAACCGCGAAACCGTGAATGTGCCGTGACCGCATAGTCTTAGATGCACCCTTTGCGACAAGTTCTTTCTGCCGGGCGATTGAGCGGCGTCCTTCGATGACCGTAAAATCAATCGGCGATATAGATATAGCACGTTTCACCACGCGCACCAAATCCGGATGCACGCCGCGAAGGTTTAGCAATGAACGTGGGCCTAATTTAAAAGCCATTAGCGATCTGCCTTATGGTCCAATTTGTCCTCAATCCGGCGTAGGTGCATCATGACCTCATCAAACTTCTTGTCGATGGCGTTGAACTTCTCGTCGCCATATTCCAGTTTCGTTTCGAGGATGGCGAGGCGATTGCTTAATTGCGTCCACACGCCAATAATAGCGAATACGCCAGCAACCAGTGTTAGGAGCGTATCGATGCCGAAGTTCATGTCCATCGATCAAGACCTATTCCGCAGGTTCTTCTTGTGGCATCTGTGCCTCGGCCTGCTGCTTAATTTTCATGAGAAGAGGGAACGCGCCCGAAGATGTGGGTAGGTTGCCCAACGTCTGCAATACGGCGTTAACTTCTTCTACGTTAAGTGTGAGATTAAGTTCCATTATGCGCTCCAAGGTAGCGCAGGGCTTACGACAGGTGGGTTGATTTGGTTGGCGATCTGCTCAGCTACGTTCGCTTCAAAACCGGCAACGCTTTCTTCGCCAAGTGCAGTGTGAACCCAGCCTACAACTTGTTCTTCGGTCAGATTGGCATAAGGCGTGAACGTGCCGCCTTCGTTGAGCAATACAGCGGACGATCCGTATACGCTTCCGACGTGTTCGCCGTCTGTGCCAGATAATACCCAATGACAGGTGAATACGACATCGGTATTACCGTCGAACTCTGGGTAGGCGTCCATCTGCACGACGGCCCAAGTGTTTGTGATTGCCATGTCTTAGTTTCCTTCTAGTTGTGCCACGCGGGCGGTAAGTTCTTGGATTGCTTTGACGAGTACCGGTATGAGGTCACCCGCCTTAACCGACTTGAGGTCGTCCGGTTCGCCTTCGCCAGCCTTCCAGCCGCTTACAAGCTCTGGCAGTACGGTTTCGACTTCTTGGGCAATGAAGCCCATGTCATCCTTAACATCTTTGCCCTTGCCTACCTTCCAGTCAAACCGGCGTGGCTTGAGCGCGAGGATTGCACCTAAACCAGTGTCTAGGTCACGAACATTTTCCTTGAGGCGCTGGTCGGAAATAGCGCTTATGCTAGTGTTGGTGGCGTATATTGTACCACCATTATCGACATAGAAACGCAGAGCAGAAGCGCCCGTTGAATATATCGCTAACGAAGCGGTAGTGCCGGTGCTTGCAGATGTTACGATAGAAAGCTGGGGGCTGTTAGCGCCACCCTCTGACGGTAGTACTTTTACACCCGGCGAAGAAGACGTGGATGCACTCGTCGTCCCGACCAAGAAATTTCCGCTACTGTCGAGGCGCACGCGTTCGGTACCATTAACAGCAAAAACCAGAGGGTTAGCAGTGGCGTTGTCGATATAAGCTAGGCCGTCGCCGCGCACATAGAAATAGGCAAAGTTTGAACCTGCGCGAGCAAGATACCCTGCAGCGCCAGAGCTGCCAGTGGCTGTGGTGTTAACCGATCCGATATAGTTAGCCGAGGAGGCACCGTCCTGACGAACCTCCAACGGATATGAAGGCGAACTCGTACCAATCCCGACGTTGCCGCTGCTGTCAATCCGCATGCGTTCTGAGCCGCTAATCTGAAATACATGCTGGAGAGCACTGTAGGTCAGTTGAGTGTATGCGGCACCGCTGCGGTTGTAGGACTGGATGACGGGTGCAGAAGCCACTGCGGTCGGGTCAATTTCCAACCCTGCTGCGCCAGCGTTAGAGACAACAAATTTTAGTTGTGGCGAAGCCGTACCGATCCCGACGTTGCCGCTGTCGCGGCACATAATGACGTTTCCGCCAGTGAAGTCCGCGCCGCCTTCTACGTTTAACTTGCCGTAGCCGGAGTAGCTAGTGCGGTTTATTAGCACGTTGCCGCTGCTGTCGATGCGCATACGTTCTGTCGTATTTGTCCCGAAAAGCAGCGATGTCGCGCCGCGAGTTGTCATGGCAAAATCAGTATTTCCGCCGCCCGATACAACTTGGTTGCCCGTACCGATGTCGCCAACAACGGTCCCATTATAGCTAAATGTTCCGTAGGTTCCGGTAGTACCGTTAAATAAGAAGGTTTGCGTGGCTGTGGCCCCGATACGTCCACTTACGTCCAGCTTGCTACCCGGCGAACTCGTACCAATCCCGACGTTGCCGCTGCTGTCGATGCGCATACGTTCTGAGCCGTTTGTACCCAAAGACATGGCCGCAGCAGTGTTTGTTTGGAGATAAAAACCGGCTGTCTCTGCAAGCATAGTTGCAACGCGAGTGCCGTTAAAACCTAAATCAATACCACCGTAAGTAGTGCCGTTGATTTGCAGCATCGACGTGCCGGAGGAATTGATGCCCACTGAGCGGGTGTAAAAACGACCAAATACATCCGGCGAACTCGTACCAATCCCGGCGTTCGTGCCGTCGTCGTACACCACAGACGCGCTGGCGGCGGATGTGCCGTTGCCCTTGACCAGATAGCCAGATGTGAGTGACGTTGCGCCTGTGCCGCCGTACGCAACACCAAGAGTACCGACATCCCCAGAACCGAGAAGCGACACACCGCCGACAGTCTTGATGTTCGTGCCGGAAACAAGTGTGGCTTGCTTGGCGTTAAGCTGCGTCTGGATGGCGGATGTCACGCCGTCGAGGTAGCCGAGTTCCGTAGGACTAAGCGTTGCGCCGTTGGCGGATACGCTACCCGCGACGGTCAGCGTTTTGCCTGCACCGACGTTTAAGCCGACAGATGTCCCTGTACCAGCCGCAGCGAACAGCGCATCGATAGTGTCAAGATCGGTATTGAGTTTTGTACCCCAAGTATCGGCAGATGCGCCAACTTCAGGTTTAGTCAATCCAAGGTTTGTTGTGGTTGTATCAGCCATTTAAGTCCTCACGCAGCTTGCTGCCATATTTCTTCTGTAACAGAAATTGGCGTCCATGTCTCGTTTGTTATTGATTGCGGTGTCCAAGTTTCTGTAACCGCAGCAATGGGTGTCCAAGTCTCAGATGTATCGGCCTCGGCAGTCCACGTTTCCGGCGTGATTGGCTCTGGCTCCCACTTCTTCGTGGCGTTAATAGTAACGCTAGACTGGGCGTTACACGTGATAGATGTCGGCGTCTTGCGGACCACTGACACGCTTGTCGATGAAACGGCGTTCGTCGTTATAGATACAAGGAACACGCCTTGCAGCGATACCGTGACGCTTGATATGGCGTTGGAGGCGCAGGCTGCGTTCTGTATGCGCGTTGCCGATACAGATGTACTCGACGTTGCGTTAGAAGTTGCAGCAGCGTTCTGGACACGGGTAGCCGTGACCGACGCGCTTGATGTGGCGTTGGCTGTGATTGCTGCGAGATTGATCTTCTGCGCAGTTACCGTCGTAGAGGATGACGCCGTATCGGATACAGCGGCAAGCAGAATACGTTGCGCGGAGACGACAGCACTAGACGCGGCTGTTACGGTGATAGACGCCTCTTTAGGGTCTATTCCGTAATTACCGCGTCCGTATAGACCGCTGCCATAGCCAGCCATCTACTTAGTCCAGATTGATGTCGAAGTCGCCCGCAGGAATACGGAGAACGTCACCGCTTGCAATCGTCTTGCTCGTGGTCAACGCACCATAGGCAAGCATATTGCCGCCGGAAACAGCGTCGAAGACCGCAGCATAGGTCACTGTGCCCCATGATGCGCTTGCAGTCGGGAACTCAACCGCTGCCGTATTGGACGCTTGGTTGGCTGTGACAGTGAACGCAATTGTCTGCCGAGCGTAGGAGCCGCCAGAGACTTCCGTCCCGGTGTTACCTTCACCCGGATCGGACGTATACAAGCCGACATACAAAGTGGCAGGCGCGGTGTAGGGCGTTGCGCCGAACACATGGCCGAGAACCTTGTTCTCAAGATAATTGGAAAAACTCATCCGAATGTCCTTATGCGGGGTTTCAGTTTAGACGAACCAATGCGGGCACGCTCATCGGCGATGCGCATATCTTCTACCAACTTCTCATACAAAGAAGTCCAGATGCCGGTGCGTTCATCTTCCCTCAAGTACGGCGCGGACTGAACCAGCGTACCATATAGGTAGATGTCCGGGCTTTCGGTCAGAAGCCAGTTAGTCGGCGCTGCATCAGACAATGCGGGCAGCTTGGCGTAGTAGAGAAGTTCCGCGTCGTAAGACCCATCGGGTTGCGGCAGAACTTCGAACTGCTGGCCAACGGTCGTGAAAAACATCGGCTGACCGCCAGCACTGTAGACTTGGCTGTCTTCGAGAAGCTGTTCTGGCGTGACGTAGAGCAATGGAGTGATTGGGTTTGTGTTCAACTGGAACCGGATTGTTTCTTTCCAGTCAGCAGGAACAGCAAAGTACGGCGTATCCATAGTTGCGGTCGCCCGCGTCACCATCTTGCGGTGACGGATTTGGCGGCTCATCTGCGCTTCAGCAAGCGAGATGAAGTTTGGAATAGCAGACGTCAAATCAGACCGATTGAGCCAATCGGCGACTGCGGTCTTCAACTCTGAATACGTCGTAATCGCCATTAGACAGTCCCCGGCCTTGTGCGGAAGTAACGATTATCAGGATCGTTCAGCCACTTCTTCATCGCCTCTTGGTCTTTAGTTATACCTTGGCGCTCAAGTTCATAATACACTGAAATCGGGATGCTGCCAACCTTTGTCCACTCACCCCAGCGTTCGGGCGCATCGTTAAATTCGCGTTTGTTCTGCTCGATGATTGCGGAAACGTCTTGCTCTTTCGAGATGATCGCTTCGTCCTTACCGGCATCATAATCGTAATAAGTTTTGACGCCTGTGAAAGCATCGTCGTTGATAAGGCGTTTAGTCATTTAACGTGGCTCCATGTCCTACCAGTCCTAACGCCACGAATGCAATTTGCGCTCAGACTTAATTCTCTTGCGATGCTTGTGGCGTTGTTACTGCTTTGTCTTATATACCTAACAAGCGCATCATTCAACTTCGCTTTTCCATTACCAACCCCAAGGGGCGCTACTGTACGCTTACGTCCTTTAGCCATCATATCCGCAGTATTTTCTCTAAATGTGCCAACAGATAAATGGTCTGGGTTTACACATAGCGGATTGTCGCACGAGTGCATGACAACTAGACCCTCCGGTATCGGCCCTTTATGGATTTCATACGAAAGACGATGTGCGGATAAAGTGGGCGACCCCTTTCCGCCCTTTTGGATACGGCCGTACCCATTGGGCCGTATTGACCCTACCCATTTCCAGCACCCTTCCGTTACCTCGATTTTACGAAAAAATCTTTCCTCTAACGTACCTCTCGGCCTACTGCATGAAAACGTAGGGTCGGCTCTGCGGGCCTCCATGTAATGGGCACCGCAAAGACCACGAGCCATAAACGGCTTATCACAATCTTGAACAGAACATTTGCGCATAAAAAAACTCCCGGTGCAGGAGTTACTTCCATACACCGGGAGCCTTTTAAGTGTCAAGTCTGTTTTATGACGTGGTAAGGTCGAAAACCCCACCATGCGCAGCTTGGTTGTTCACCTTCAGGCCGTACTCAACAAGGAGCAGAGCCTTCTCGGCGTCACCAGTTTTCGCCAAGTCCATCTTCTGGATTGGGCGAAGAACTGCCAACGATGCGTAGTCAGGATCGACGATGAACGCATCGCGGTCACGCTGGAAGCGGTTAGGAACGATGTTGACCGTACCGAAATCAGACACATATACGTCGGCTGCGCCGATGATCTGTGCCTGCTGGCCAGCAGGAACGTCGCGGTAACGGGTTGCGATACCAGTGAAGCCCGAAGCAACAGTCTTGTTGAATGGACCAACCATCAACATCTTTGGCGTACCGCCCGAAGTCCAGACGCTCTGGATAACGGTCTTCAACAGGGCTTCCGAGAACGCACGCTGCGTACCATCGGTACGAGCAGCAGTTGGGGTTGAGCCAACAGTCGGGTTCGCACCGCCTGTGCCGAACGAGGTGTTCGAGGTCAACCATGCAGGCAGACCAGCAGTACGACGTGCAGTTGTGGTGTTACCAGCAACCGATGCTTGGTTAGCAAGAAGAGCGGATTCCATGTCGCGCTTCAGTTCCGAACCCAGCTTGGCAAGCTGATAGGTCATTTCGTTACGACGACCGGCCTTGTCAACTGCTTCAAGCGTACCGGAGATTACGACGTTCTTCGTGCTGATCTGCGTGTAGTTACCAACGCGAACGGTTGGGGTAACAGCAGTGAACGAAGAAATGTCATCACCTTCGAGTGCAGCGTTAGAAGCCGAGGCCGCAGCCAAAACGTCTGTTTGCCATTCGAAGTAGGTGTTCTTGACGCTTTCACGACCGATGTTCGAGATGAACGGAGTTTCTTCTGGCGAGATGTTATAGATAACGTTCGACAGGTCTTCACGAATACCGATAGCGGAGTACCGGGTAAAAGTATTTGCTACAATAGCCATTTCTTCACATCCTTATTAAATGAGTTTATCCAACAGGGCCGCTGCATCTGCGACACGGCCTGTACGCGCAAGGCGCTGGGACGCTTTCTTTACATCGGTTGAACGTGAGTTAATTTGAGTACCGGAAGAACCGGGGCGAACGATCCGCGCAACCTTCTTTGGCTGTGCCTTCACTTTCTCCACTTTCTTCGAACCCTTATCAAACATCATCGCTTTGCGCAGGATTGAAACGTGAGTGGCCTGAACAAGTGCACTTAGGTCGCGTTCGCTAAACCCGTTATTCAAAGCCCATTCACGAAGCTCCTTAGCTTCGCTTTGCATCGTGCCTTCGTCTTTCCATTCAGGAATGACATCTGTGAGTTTGGCGCGCTCTGACTGCACAATGTCAGCCAATGCCCGCTGTTGCTCTTTGGCCATCTCTTGAGCAATCCGCTGCTGTTCAGTATTAATAGCCTGAAGTTTAGCGGCTCGCTCTTGACGAGACTTATTCCAATGCCGTTCTAACCGCGCCGCCTCAATGGGGTCTTCGTTATAAAGATTGTCCCAATCAGGCTCAGCCTCGGACTGCACCTCAAGTTGCGCTTTAAGCGCCGGTAACAGTTCCGCGTATTGAGCGCGTTCCATTCGGATCGCTTCGGCCTCACCGTGGAACGACTTGCGTTCTTCGGCTAATGCCTGAGTTTTCCGTGTGTAATCCGAATAACGAGAATAACCTTTCCGAAGTTCGTCAAGGGTGACTTCCGTTTCTTCACCGTCAAGTTTAACCTTGATGGTTAGATCGTCAGGAAGTTCCTGTTCGATAACCTCTTCTGTGTCGTACTCTTCATCCGGGTCGGACTGTTCGTCTTCCTCTTCATCCGAGTATTCCTCGGCTTCAGGTTCATCCTCATAGCCCTGAGCCTCTTCAGGCTCTTGCGCCTCGGCCGTGTCTTGGTTGTCCTCATCCGGGCCAAGCAGTTGGTCGATGGCTAACGTTGCTTCGTGGAGGCCGATCCCAGCACTGGGGTTGCCGACTTGTTCCGTCATATATAGCACCTTTTTAAATAAATGTTAACTCCTTGATTTGGCGACTAAGCCATCATCAAGGATCGCCTGTAGGCGGGCTTTCAAACGCTCAAGTCCTTTGAGCGTGTGAAACATGTCAGAGCGTGCGCCATATTCGGTCGGGGCCGACATACGCCACTCTTCAAAAATATCTTTCTCCACTGCGGCAAATGCCTCCTTGAGAATATCATCTTCAAGAAGGCGCTTGGCGTGGTTAGCTTTGGTTATAGGGTCCATTAGATCAACGGCTCATATCTAGGGTTGGTTGCCATAATCGGTTGTGCTTGAGGTAGAAAAGCAGGGGCCGGAGCAGGAGCCGTAGAATTAAGGAGGCCGTAGCCCGGCTGGAAGAACATAGCTTCTGGGCCGAAACCATACCGCTCGTAATCTAAGATGGTTGGATTGGCGCGCATATCTTGGCCTGTGCCAAAACCTACGCCCGCGCCTGTACCGAACGGAGAAACATACGGCACTCCTGTTTCTGCGCCACCACCGCCCGCCAAAAGGTTTTTCAGAAGATCGGCCCCGACACTGCCAAGGGATATAAGTTGGGGTACGTTTAGGCCCGTGCCGAGAACGCCGCCCTTCTCCGTCAATGCGGGATCAGGAGTTGGAAGCGTTGTCAGACCGAGACCGGCAAGGACCGACCCAACAGATGCAAGTTCTTCAGGAACGACGGTCTTTGGTATAGCGCGGTTGCCGCTAACGACAATGTCTTCAACCGCTGGCTGCGCCAGCGTCGGGTCCATAGCCAGTTCCGTAAGTGCGGGTACACCTGCAAGCGCGGATGCACCAAGCAATTCTGGAGGTACTTTGCTTACGCTGGCGATAACATCTATAGGCGCTTTTTCTGGTTCAGCCGTGCTTGCCTGTTGTTGCGGTAATGGCTGCGCCAACGTTCCGTTGAGGATTGCCTCGACAGGCACGGGGACGGCGGATGCGAATGGCAATCCCGATCCAGCTTTAACCCCACTGACGACAATAGGTTTAACAGCGGCTTCGGCGGGTGGTTGTTGTACAGGTTCTTGTACAGGTTGCTGTGCCGGTGTTGGCTGGGTTGTCGGTGAAGACAAGTTGCCAGTTGCGCCCGATGCAGCACTTTGAAGCAATCCAGACGCAGCGCCCTGCGCGGTTTTTGAAAGGCCAGTGACGAGGATTTGTTCAGCCACCGCCTGCTTGGCGGCTTCTTTTGCAGCTTCACTCGCAAAGGCATTTGAAACACTACTGCCTACGTCGCTAAGTACCCCGCCAATCGCTTCGTTAGCGCCTGTCACGTTACCGAGGCCCGCAGTCGCACCGCCAATGAGCGCCGACGTAAGCGGGTCTTTACCTGCCAAGAAACCGCCAAGGCCACCGGCCGCAGCGCCTGCCGCAATCTGGACACCAAGGCTTGCGCCACCGGTTGCGATAGCTGCCGCGACAGGTAGCGCCACGCCCGCGATGTCGCCGACTATGCCAAGGCCGTTCGGGCCTTGGTTTTCGGCTACGCGCTTGTATTGGCCGGTAGCTGGATCAAGGACTTCAACACCCCAATAGGCGTTCTTGGGGTCGTCCAAAGTAAGTTTATTGGCTTGGTCAAATACGTTGCGCAAACCCGCTTCACCTGCGCCCGAATATACGACACTGCCGTCTGTGCCACCGCTTACAAGGCGATATGTGGCGTTCGGGTCTACTGGGACAAAGCCCGGTGCTGTCGCGGCATATTGCGCGTTAGGATCGAACGTCGCGGGATTTGCTGGCTGCGGTAGTCCTACATCGCCGAAACGTGCAGGCAATCCCAGTTCGTTTGCAAAGTAATAACCGGTCTGCCCGCCACTTCGCAGGCTCGTAATTGGGTCAAGGTTCATATCCGCGCTGGGCGCGACATACGGGTTTACGTTTAATATGGCCGCTAGGCGCTCGGCTTCTGTCCGGCTTGGACCCCCACCTACGCCGCCAGTGTACGAGCCACCCAACTCCGGACCACCGAGCAGGGTGTTAGCAAGATTGGAACCGACTATCTCAGCGCCCATCATAGGTCCGCCTAGCCCATAATCGCCGAACCCCATATCGTCCATAATTCCGCCTACAGCCATTTCATCATTCCTTCCAAGGGCGGCGGTAGGCGCCGCAAAAGGGGTAGCGACAGGAGCCGCAAAAGGGGTAGCGACAGGAGCCGCAAAAGAGGTTGCGGTTTCAATAGGCGCTGCAAGAGGCGCTGCAAGCGGGGCAACAGTTTCTACAGGCGCTGCAAGAGGCGCGGCAAGAGGAGCTACGGTTTCGGCCTCAATAGTCGCAGGCTCTACGGCTGGTGTGTAAACTGGCTCTGGCGCTGGAGCAACCGCCGCCTCCGCAGCCGCTTGCTCTGCGGCTACCCGCTGGGCTTCTGCCTGTGCCGCAGCCTGAGCCTGTGCCGCAGCCTGAGCCTGAGCAGCGGCCTGAGCCTGAGCAGCGGCCTGAGCCTGAGCAGCGGCCTGAGCCTGTGCCGCAGCTTGAGCCGCTGCTTGTTCCGCAAGAGCGCGTTCCTGAGCGGCCCGTTCAGCGGCTGCTTGCGCTGCTTGCGCACGCTTTTCATTTAATTCAGTTTGCTGTCTTTGAGCGGCGGCTTCTGCTGCTGCGGCTCGTTCTGCTGCAACTCTTTCGGCCTGCGCTCTTGCCGCTAATTCTTGGGCTGCGGCAATACGCTGGGCTTCTGCGGCTGCGGCAGCCTGTTGGGCTGCGGCTTGCTCTGCGGCAGCTTGCTCTGCGGCTACGCGCTGGGCCTCGGCCTGCTGCGCGGCTTGTTCCGCAGCCGCTTGTTCTGCGGCATAGCGTTCGGCGGCTGCACGCTGTGCTTCAACCTGCTGTGCTGCTTGATCTGCGGCATAGCGTTCGGCAGCCAACTGTTCCGCAGATATTTGCGGGGCTGTAAATCGGTCTGTAATCGCACCGATAAGACCGTAATCCTCGACCATATTCTGAGGAATATTTTCGATGCTGGCGGGTGGTTGATACTCGTAAGTGGGGGTAGGCTCAGGTGAAGGTGCGTAATAAACTGGCTCTGCAACGGGCGGGAAATATTGCCCTATTGCCGCAGCAATAGCTTCTTGAAACGCAGGACTATTGAAATAGTCCGCGTTAAATTCCGGAAGATAAAAATCTTCAAACATTACATCATGCCTTCCGGCGGGAGTTCAGGTTGCATCTGGGCTTGTTGCACGGCCTGAGCCATCTGTGCGTTTTGCTGGGCCTGTTGGGCCTGCACGGCTGCCCGTTCCATTTCGCCCTGCTGACGTAGGAACTCACGGTCGCGCTGCATCAACGCTTCGATGTTGGCCGTGTTGACCTGCGTGCCGTACTTGGCTTCAATCTCAGCAGCCTTGACCATAAGATCGGCGTCGAGTTTGTCGCGCTCACGGTCGTCCTTGCGCAGCATCTCTTCGCGCTGCAATTCAAGTTCGGCTGCCTTCTTCTGGATGTCAGCGCGGATCGCTTCCATCTGAACCTGCGACAGCATCTCTTCCGGTGTCGGCTGCGGTGGAGCAGGCGGCGGGGGAGGCGGCATCATAGCCGGGTCTTTGAAGAATACAGTCGGGTCTTTGTATCCAGCCAGCGCCATCATCTGCGCCAACGTATTGTAGTAACCCTGCATGTCAACCAATGGAGCGCCCATCTGCATGAGCATCTCTTGCTTGGCGGCGACTTGGCCTAAGAATGCCATCTTCTCTTCGTTGCTGCCAGTGCCGAGGGCGACATTCACTACAACATCCATGTTCGTGTCCCACACACGCGGGTCAATCGGAACGAACGTGTTGCGCAAACGCACCATGCGCGGTGCGTCTTGGTTCTTGGCGATAAGTTGCATTGACTTGCGGAACAGGTCTTTCATACCTGTCTCGGCAAAGATGCGGCAGATCAGTTCGATATGCTGCGCCGCAGCAGTAATCGTAGCCGCAACCGCAGCGCGGGTCGAAGACTGAAGCGCGTTAGCATCGAGGCCAGACGCGGCCTTGGAAATACCTGTACGGTTCTCGCGCAGTTCATCCATGTACTGCAACATCGGGAAGGCTTGCTGCCCGACGAACGGCATTGTGAACGGCTGCACCATACCGGGTGCGCGCATACGGATAATGCCACCGACTTCGGTGTTCATTACGTCTTCAAGATTGACTTGGCCTTCAACAACACCCGTGCGTGGGTGGATCGCCTGCGCCAAACTGTCGAGCGTGTTACGAAGGATGTTCGACTTGATAAGCTGAATGTCCATCGTCACGTCGGCAATCGACATGCCGAAGAATGTGTGCGGCTCTGGATCGGGGCAGAAGTCTACAAACGGAATAAAGTCGCAGGCTTCGTAGTGAAGTATCTTGTTGGCCGTGCCAGCAACGCAGACGCGGCAAAGTTCCGCGATCCCGTCGCCGTCCATGTCAACGTACACATAGCCCTCGATGTAAAGGACTTTGCGGGAGGTTGTATCTGTGCGGCCCGTAATCTGAACAAAGGCTTGCGGGTTACGGTCAAAGGCTTCTTGGTTGCCTTCGAAATCGTCAAGCGTTTCAAAGCCAAGGTCTTGAACCTCGTCCCACTCGTAGCCCATCTTTACAAGATCGGATACGGTGACGTAGCGGCGATGGGCTACAAACTCGGCGGTCTCGATAGAACGCGCACGGCGGTCAATCAGAAACTCTTCGGGCGGTACGGACTGAACGCGCAGACGGCCCTTCTCAACTGTACGGACTACTGTACAGTCGTAGGTTGCAGGCTGGGTTTGGCCCATCATGCCCATCGGCGTTTCGACCATCGTCTCGCCGAAGGTAATCTCTACGTCCTTAACTTCGACGGTAGGGTCGGACTGAAGGACGGAGAATGTAGCCTCGTCCAGACCCGTGAAGTAGTGGGTCGTGACATCTTTTTCGGTATCCCACCAGACTTTCATGATCCCGTTCTTACGGATCAGCGCGTCCTTAAATGAGGAGTAGCATTCGTTGAATAGATTGTTGTCGCGTGTCAGGCAGTAGTTGACGTAATCCGTCGCTTGCTGCGCGGTTTCAACATCTTCTGGGCCGTTCGGCGCAAACTCGACGACGTTGTTCGCCGCGAAAAATACTTTCATAATCGACGGCATCATGGCCTGCACGGTGTCGCGCACGTCCATAGAGATTGCCTGCGACCGGCCTTCCTCTTCGTTGCCGAACGGTTCGCCCTTATAGTACTGGCCAGCAAGCGCACGCTGCGGCGAGATATCATCGTCGATGTAATTCTGCGCGTCGTCAATCTCGGCAGTGATAATGTTCTGAAGTTCTTCTTCGGATATAGGCTCTTCTACCTGCTCGTCTTCCATATCCGGCTCTTCAATGGAAACTTCTGTTCCATCGGCGAGTTCAATCTCCGTCTCTTTGGTATCGTCTTCGCTATCGCCGTGTTCAGAGTTGGCGTTGGGAACACCAGTATCTTGGTACATTCCTTGGTTCTTAGCCATGTCGGCCTTACTCGGCTTACGGTTATTGCGATACGCCATATTTTAGCCTTACTTCTTTTTGGACTTGCCAGCTTCAGACAGAGCGATAGCTATAGCCTGTTTGCGCGATTTAGCCAAGGGAGCCTTTGCAGGGCCTTTAGGATTTACGCCAGCGTGCAATGTGCCGCGCTTAAATTCGCCCATGACCTTGGCCACTTTCTTGTCGGCCTTAGTTGGTTTCTTCATATCATTTACCTTTCGGCGCATACGCGCCACGCTCACTCAAATACACGATGGCCTTATAAAGAATAGTCGTACTCTCTCTCGCTTGGCCTAGCATCATATTGCACATCGAACAAAGTATGCCGCGTACCTCACCTGTATCATGGTTATGGTCAACGACAACTGGTCGTTTTTGCTTATACCCTAATGTCTCAGATATTTCTACCTCACAAATAGGGCAAGCAAAATTCTGATTGGCGATGATAGAATGATATTCATCAAGGCTCATACCATATCGCTGTTTAAGATTACTGGCGCGGTGGTAGTTTGGGCGGGCGGCTCTCTGACGGCGCTGCGCTGCGCGTAGGCAAACCTTACAGGCGGGTCGATAGGAATAGAAGTGGTCGATTGGCTTTTCTTCGCCACATTTCGAACAAGTCTTTGTTTCCACAGGTACGCTCCCTTTGGCGGTCTATAGCCTAAAGTTCGCAGAAAAGCAAAAAAGTGGGGTGGCGGCGCGGTTAGAACGAAGGAGCACACCTTGTTCAGTCGCTATTACCGGCGTAGCCTCGCACACCCCTAGTCACCCATATACCCGGCAGGGAGAGGGAGAGGAGAAACCTGCCGGGCAAAACAAATATATCACATCGTTAGCTTATGTCAAACAATGCCCTTTATATTCCTGCGCAACGCTCCGCTCTTATTGGCCATCGAATATCCGTGCATGATCGTGGATACATCGGTGGCGAGGCACAGACACAACGCGTCGGCCTTATCTGGCGACGGAAGCCCGCGCTTCTTCATGCTTTCCTTACTCTCCACCTGCATCTTGCCTGACGACGTAAAGGTGTAACGCGGTGACGCCAACTCGGCGAACAACTGCTCATCCTTCGGTATCTTCACGTCACGGTTCGCCAGCCACCCCTTACACTTAAACCACAACTCGGCGCGTAGGTTGGCGTAAGTCCCTTTCATTGCTGGGCTTTCTGCTACGTTGATCCCGCGTGCTGGCAGGCCCAGTTCGCGCAGACGGTCAAGCACACCTGCTCCCAACCCGATGCTATCAACCAATATCTCAACGGGTTGTTCCGAAGGTACGAGCGCCTCATACTCGGCCACGACTGCGCCGGTTAGCTGCATCAAGTCCAAACCTTTCCAAGTCTGTATCTCTTCGACAACTGGACCGCGCCGCTTGGCGAGGGCGG